TCATCAGGCCCGAAGGCGACAAAGTAACAAGGTGTGTATTCCCCGTCGATCTTCAGGTTGCACCACACCTGATGCAGCATCAAGTGTTTTGTGCCTTTGTCGCTCTTGACCCCGGCCTCCTTGGCCTGCCGCTTGGGGTCGTCGGGATGGTTGGGGTTCTCCTTGCGCTCCGACGAGGCGGAGAATAACTCCATCGCCCGCTTGTATTGCTTCGGTGAGAACTGATCCTTGCGTTCGCGCAGCCAAGATTTCGTCGCTCGCAAAGTGACGGCCACCACGTCCGCGTCGTCGATGTTGTCCACCGTCGCCGGGATGACCGCCAAGTCTTGATCGGCGATCACCCACACGTCCGGCAGACCGACTTCAACCTCGACTTCCTTTTCTGTCTCGATTTGCACACCGGTCGGCAGCCCATCAGGGGTCAGCACGTCCTCTAGCTGCCGTTCGGTGACGGTGCGTGCTCGCGTCTGCCAGTCCACATACAGGTTATATTGCCCCGTAACGTCGCCAGCGCGTAGCAGTGACGTAATCACTTCACGCAGTCGGCTCGCACGTACATAGTGATTCTGTAGCGCCGTCAGCGCCCGCGCCGTATCTTGCGTGCTGGAAATGCACTCAACGTATCGCCCATTGCTCGGGAAAAGGGCGTTGCTAAACCGCAACGTCCGCGCCTCCACCGCGTCACGCACAATGGGCACAAACACCTTCGACTTGCCCGAGTAAGCCTGCTCGTCGCCCAACTTGCAGTTGTAGATGTCCCAAAACTTCTCGATGTCCCGATCACGATCCTCGCGGGCAAGAAATGCCTCGATCACGTCTCGGTAGACCTCTTTCGCTTGTTCGAGCACGTCTTTTTTAGTGACGTATTCTCGATCCTGCTCTTGCTCTAGATCGCGGTCATCTTCAGTCATTTATCGGCCATGCAAGAATGTAATTGGGACTGGCGGCTTAAGCGTTTACCGTCGCATCGAAATGTAAGGCCGCCCGGTGCTGGTGTAACTATAAACGAGATCGTCCCGCTCGGAATCCAGCGCGTAGCCGCTCAAACTCGCATAACCAGACTCTAACGCCTGCGCAACGTGTTTGTAAACATTTTCTCTTACAGCGAACGACGCCGTTCCTGCCTCGCGGCAATACCCGCCCGCCAGGGCGTTGAGCGTCCACGTCGCCTCGGGGCTAACAGTGAATGTGGGCGCATTGTTGCGCCGCAGCCGCAACGCCGAGTCTAGGCTTTCCTGCGCATCAACAATCCGCTTCCCGGTGCGGTATTGCAGCCGCAGCCGCTTAAGCGTTGCAGGCAAGTTCGACGCATCGTTAATGAGCGTGCGGTCATACGGCACCACAATCTGCGGCACTTTACCTGTGGGGATCTCGTGGCTGACGGACATAAGCACGGCGCGCAAGCTATCGTCGAGCGACCCCTCGATCACCCAATCCTTGACGACGCTCAACAGGCCGTCCTGCACGAACGCGAGGACTGCAAGAAGCATACCAGGCGTGGCGTTCACGAACACATACCAATCCGCTCGGGCGTTGGGCACGCGATGCTGGATATGGTCTGAACTGAACGCCGCATAGACCGGCATCCCTGGCCGAAGCCTAAGCATGTAGGCCAGCGCGTTGACAATGTCGACACGCCCGAGAGGGAAGCTGGCAAGCTCCGCCTCAAGGTCAGGCAGCGGCTTGAGAAACTTAACCTCATGCGCTCTGAAGAACGGCTGCAACCCCTTGATGAAGTTGACTTTGTCGCGCGGGGCCTTGACCGGCTGTAGTGGCAGGATGTCCGCCCTGCGCACCATTTCCGCCCGAATGGGCTGCAAGAGCCACTGGTTGAGGCCATCTTCTTCGACGGCCACTGTCATCGGGTGATGCGCGTCGTTGAGCCGGAATAGATACTCAATCTGCTCCGAAGGCGTGTGGAACCCACCGATCGCCTCGTGGACGTGTAGCTCGTTGCCAACCCACGACCCAACGACGTAGCCCGTCCGCGCACTTGTCGCCCGGTTTGTCGTTCGTGCCGGGTCAACGATCAAGATGCGCGGGATGTAAAGATGCGCAGGTGACGGCGCAGCGTAAATAATGTCGTTGCGGTCGAAGATGCTGGCTACCGCATCCATAGGCTTGAGCAAGTATTCCTGACTGAACCCCGCAAGGTCGCCGTCCGTCCTGAACTGCTCATAAAGCTCATTGATCTTCTCCAGCGAGAACCGCGCAGGCCACATGGGCACGCGGTCAGGTTCTACGCCGGTGTAGATGGGGAAGCTCAAGCACTTCCAGTTTGCATTGCGCTTGAGTTCCTCAATCATGGAGTTCTCGTGCAACGGCGTGCCATTGACGCGGATACGCGCTTTGGGGTCGCACGCGGGGACAAGCTCGCGGGTGAACCACTGCCACACCTTGCGCCGAGCTTCTGGCGTGGCTACTGATTCCCGATCCTCTAGATCGTCAATCAGCACAAGGTCAGGGCGCATGTTGCGCGTCACTTCCTTCGCCCCGCGCACGCTCTGCCCGGCGCCGAACGCTTGTACGCGCACCCCGTTGGACAGGGTAATGTCATTCTCCGTCCACGTCGCTCCGCGCACGGAGCCGAACATTGCGCCGATCTTCTCGTTGTTCTCTAGCTCGTGCTTGATACTCGCCAACCGATCACACGCACTGCTGTAGGTGTTTCCGACAAGCAGAATGTATTGCGCCTCCTGGAACAGCGCAGCAAGAGTGAGATATTCTTCTGCAAGTGTTGACTTCCCGCCGCCTCGGAACACCTCGATGAGCACGCGGGGATGCGGGTCATCCCACGCAGCAACGATCTGCTTGTGGAACGCAGGCGTCTCGTCTGGATGCCGATGCGCAAAGATGTAAGAGAGTGCAAACTGCTTGTCCGCTTGCAACTCCGCAATCAGTTCGACTAGTGGCGACGCATTAGACATAAAAAGACGGCCCACAAGTGGGCCGCGAACTCCAGGGGGAGGACAGGAGAGAGTGCGGGTAGATTAGTGCAAACATTGTTCGCTGTCAAGCTTTGTTTTGATCGCAAACAAGGCAAGCTCCAGCGCAGCGATCAGCGCATCCTCATCTGGAGGGGACGACTGGATTTTGAACACGCCGTCCTCGCCAACCTCGATGGTGATTTTGATCGTGTCAGGGGAATCTGGTTCGGCCATGTGCGCATAGTATCAAGAACGAGGCGGAACGAGAATAGCGGCGGTCGCTATTTTCATGTGCGGGCGCAAGTAGTAGCAACGCGGTGGAAGTTTGAAATTTGCTCGCGGAATGGGCGGCATCCCGGAGTTATAAAATTTCACCCCGTCCGTCCGGGTGGATTCCAGAGTTTCCAGCCTGGCACGCTTCTTGCTTGGCCCTGTCGCCTCAATGCCTCACGCCCCGCCGTCTCGAGGCCCGGCCCGCTCGCACGCCCACAAACAAAAGTGTAAAAGTTTGTAACGGCGTGACCTTATCGTGAATTTGTTTGCTATAATACGAACACCGCAGCATCGCGGGACAACCTAAACCTAGGAGAGCTACCATGTTTCAACGCGTAACCCTTTCAGACTTCATCGATGCCTTCCGCGCTCACGGGCGCGAAAGCCAGTTCAGCTATGAAGCAAAGGAAGCCCTATTTAACTACATCGAACAACTCGAAGAAGAAACCGGCGAGCCGGTCGAGCTTGATGTAGTCGGTCTCTGCTGCGAATACGAAGAGGCCAGCGTGGACGACATCATTGAAGAAAACGGCCTAGACGCCTCAAGCTGCGAGGATGACGATGGCCGGCGCGCGCTGGCTGAGAAATATCTAGCCGACCGCACAACCGTAGTTTGGCACGACGGCGATACGTTCCTTTTTCAGCAATTCTAAGGGGGAAGCCATGCGCGAATCTGAATATACCGCAAACATCGAGCTAGCGCGCGGGGCTGAATCTATCATGCGCTATAGGGAAACCTACAGGCCGGAGCGGCGCACCAGCCGGGGTATGGAGGCGCTCGGCGCCGTCATGCTCGGGGCGTTCCTGGGTGTACTGCTGGCTGTCAGGGGGTAAACATCATGAGAGAGTTTCGCGTAATCCTTGAAAATGCGCACCGGTGGGTGGACGTGCGCGTCATCGCAAAGACTGACCCCGAAGCGAAAAAGATGCTTCGGCGCTACCTTCAGCGCGAAGGGCTACAAAGAAAGTACACCATCGCGGGCATGTGGGGTTACAGCGACGCGCCGGGCGATGCCGCCAGCGCCAGGATCGTCGACAGCGGCAGGCGCACATAACGCGCCCGGCAGCGCGGGCATGTGAGTGCCCACTAACTTAGTTGCTTAATTCTTACGCATCGGCTGCTTAATTCTTACGCAGCCGATGCGCCGACGCGCCCGAGCCGCGCCGCCAGCCCGGGAATGCGCCCGTTGGCTTCGGAAGCCCCACCTATCGTAAGTGCTTGATTTGCATAGTATTTTTCGCATTTATTTGTCTAGACACTATAAAAACTAACAAAAACAGGCATTACATTGTATCTATATACAAGGCCACGCTATATAGATACAATGTAATGCCTCACACCCCTATCCCTAGGCGCTAATCTACCCGCTAAACCCAAAATTTCCCTGCAAAATCAATCACTTACAAGAATCTACCCTCCATCCTTGCCATGCTACCCGACAGAACCGCCCTCATGCTCGAGGCCGCGCGCCGGCGCAATGCTGCACGCCACGCCCGCGAGCGCGCAAAATCCCTCGTGCGCAAAGACCGCCGCCCCGATGTGCTGGCTGCTGGCCGTGCGCATCGCGCCATGCTCAAGCTCTACGCGCGTGCCGAAACGGAGTACCGCGCTTGCGTGCTGCATCCCGCCGTCGCGTCCGCCCCGGCTGCGCTGGCGCTTGGTGCTGAGCTTCGCCATGCCGTCGATCTTGTGCGCGACCTTGCGTATCGATGTGCAGGCTCACCCGCCGCCAATGCAATGCGCCTACGGATGCGCGAAGATGCGAATACAGCTATGCGCTTGGTGCGCCGGATTGAGGCGATCAAACGCCACGCGCCGCCATCCCCGCCCGTCCAGGCGGCCCCCAAGCTCGCGCCGATCACCCCGCCGCCGATGCCGTCCGCCCGTGACCCGCTGTATCACGCGACCGATCCTAATGCGCAGGTCGAGCCTCGATCCGAGTATTACTGGGAAAAACACCTACACCGGCTCGACGGCTCCATTGACGCATGGCAGGCGCAGCGCAAAGCCGCCCGCAAGCAATACTTACAGTCTGAACAGGGCAAAGCCGCCCGCGCTCGATACGCGCAGTCTGACAAAGGCAAGGCCGCCCGCGCCGCCGCTGCCAAGCGTTACGCGCAGTCTGACAAGGGCAAGGCCGCCCGTGCCCGTGCCCAAGCCGCCTACCGCGCCCGGAAGTCGCCTGCTAACCCCTATGAGGAGGACTGACCCGATAGAAAAAATCAATTTGTATCCCGCACATTTTCATTTATAGTTCACACCGCAGCATGTGCTGCACCATCAAAACTAAGAGAGAGTCCATGCGTTATGTTTCAAAGACTTCCCCGTGCGGGAATAGGTCATGGAGCGACACGAGCCAGGACGAGGCTGATGCCCGATGCAATGCGCTCGATAAGGCTGGTTGCGTCGAGTGCATCGGCTGCGACGGGTGCGTTAATTGTACCGGCTGCGCAGACTGTGTTGACTGCACCAATTGCCTAGACTGCGTTGACTGTATCGACTGCGCCGACTGCGTGGGCTGCACCGACTGCGCTAGCTGCGCCGCGTGCGCCAGTTGTACCGACTGCGTCGGCTGCGCCAACTGTCGCCGTCTACGCGGTATGTCGTACTACAAACTTCCCGTCACTGCTTAACTAACTAGGAGAGAGTCATCATGGAAAACACCCTTAACCTTGAAGTCCTTCGCGCCCTGCTTCCTTTGGCCGCTAAAAAAGACGTCCGCCGCTATCTGAACGGCGTCTATATCGACTTCCAGCCGGCCCAAACGATCTACGTAGCCACGAACGGCCACGTACTCGGCAAATACGTCGAGGCGGTCGAGAATGAATACGTTTTCGATATCACCATCCCCGGCGACGTGGTGAAACAACTCAAGCCTAAACCCGGAACGGCGAAGTGGGGCGACTTGATCTTTAACCCTGAGACGAAAGCCGCCCGCATCATCAACCCCGGCGCGGGCCAGGACTTCGGTTTCGCCCCGCTCGACGGCAAGTACCCCGACTACACTAAAGTTATCCCCTCCAATGCCAGCGGCGAAGCCGCGCAATTCGACGTTAAGCTTTTGTCCCTCTTTGCCCAGGTCAACAAATCGCTTGGCGCGAAATATCCGGGCCGGATCAAGATCGACCATAACGGCAACGCCGGCGCACTGGTGCATCTGTGTCGCGATGCGTTCCTCGGCGTCATCATGCCCTTCCGCCCATAAGGTGCTGCCATGCGACAACGGATGACCCCTTACACCCTGGTCGAGCTGCGCCGCATGGCGCGGCGGCTATGGCCGGAACCTGCCATGCGGCGCCGCTGGCTGCGCGCGTGGCTGACTGCGCGAAAACACGGCGGACTGTTATTAGAAGGCGCTGATCCTAAGTGGGGGAACACAAGATGATCGATGACCATCTTTATACAGCATCGGAGATCGTCGAAGTCGAGGCTCTACTGGAGTCGATCCCGGAAGGCAAATTGATCGAGCGCAAAAGCCTTGAGTCACGGCTTGAGTATCTAAAGAGTATTTTTGCGACGACGCAGCAGCGAGAGGAAAAAGCCCGCGAAGGTACTGATCCTAAATGGGGCAACACAAGATGAGAGTCGAGCAATGACCCCTCGCACTGTCTACCTTGTCGCCGATCTGCTGATGCACTCGCCCGAGCCGCGCAGCATCCGGCAAATAGCATCCGAAATCCGCCGGCCCGTGCGCAGCGTGTCTAACGTAATCCTGCGCCTACGCCGGGCGGGTTTGGTCGAAGTGGCTGAAGTCATCAAGCCGCTCGGAACCCGGCGCGTGGCGCTGTACCGATGGACAGCATGAATGGAGGAAAGTTTATGAATGAAGCCGCAATTAGGTTAGCCCGCCTACTAGATAAATGGGCCGATAGCAATGGAGTCCAGTTTCACTATAGAGAAACACTGCGCGGCGTATCGCGCGATGATCTTCTCACCTTAATTGAGGCTGTGGAGGTAGATACCCGCGAGCGGATCGCGTCAATGATTGAAGGTAAGCCATTCAAAGATGGGGCAAACGACGCCCGAATTGGGCCTTGCGGTATAGGAACTTGGCACGAATCCAGCCTTATGGGGCTCACCATGCGCGAATTGGCTCGGCGCATACGGAGAATGAGCATTCGCGGCGACAGTCTAAATGGAGAATGAAATGGCAATGTTTAGGAAGAAACCGATAGTGATTGAAGCGCACCAGTTTGACGGGACGCTCGAATCAAAGGCGAAACTGGAAACTGAGTTCGGGGTGGCGACAGTCGATGCAACAATCGACGACGGCAAGCTGCTGGCATGGCGCATCGGCACACTGGAAGGCCCGCATGAGGTGACGCCTGGGGACTGGATCATCCGTGGCGTGAAGGGTGAGTTTTACCCGTGCAAACCGGACATTTTCGAGGCAACCTATGAGGCGGCGTATGGGGTGGGTTCCGACGCATTGGAGTAAGTAAATGCAGCTTGAGGTCTAGAATGTTTAAGCGGCTGATTTGTTCAGTAATTGGGCATCGCTACGTTATACAACGAGTTTTCAGCTCGACAAATCGGAAGGTTTGTTGTGCGCGTTGCCGTCAAGAATGGGGAATGAACGATAGTGTGCGCGCGCTAATTCCGTGGGATGGTGAGCTAGAGCAGTTGTATCGAGATATTGGACAATGGCCTGGGAAGGTGCCTACCGCACACAAGGAGAAAACATGAAAGACGCGGTTAAATTCACCTGGAGCGGCGGTTCCAAGCATGAGGCGGGGATTGCCGTCTACGAGGTCGGCACATCGACCTATACGATAAGGTTCTCGACCCCTCGGCCTGCGAACCTTGTGCATATGGCGCTGCAAGACGCATACCGGGAAGGGTACGAGCGCGGTTTCTACAGTGCGAAGGCCGATGCGCAATCGGAGTCGTCAAAGCCATGAAGGACACAGTTAAATTCCATTGGGAAGGTGCTACCGAGCATGAGGCCGGGATTGCTGTTTACGAGTTCGACAGGTCGTCTTACTCGTTACTACTTCCAAACTTCCGCTCTGCGCACCTTGTATATATGGCGCTGCGCGATGCGTATCGGGAAGGGTATGAGGACGGTGCTTACAAGACTGCGGCTGCGGTGAAGTCTGCGCTGTCGAAATTTCTGGAGGGGGCACAATGAATGCTCCGTTCACCATGCGTTCATGGAGAAGATTATGAAAACATACGAAAACTTCTGGGCCAAAGTTCAGGTTAGAAATCCAGACGAGTGCTGGGAGTGGCAAGGTGCAAAGACTAGCAGCGGGTACGGCAACCTGTCGTGGTGCGGGGTGCAAGTTCAGGCACATCGGGTTGCGTATTTTTTTTGCGTAATGGCGATATTGAACTGTCTACCAACTTCCAACAGGAGGGTGTAGCCAAGCAATACCGCAAGTTCGTACTCCATAAATGCGACAACAGATTGTGCTGCAATCCAGACCATTTGTTTCTTGGGTCAATGCGAGAAAACCTATTGGATGCCTATCAGAAAGGTAGGAAGGTGCAACCCAAAAGCCAACACGCAAACGCCAAGCTAACCGCAGCACAAGTAATCGAGATACGGCAACGTTACGACGCTGGTAGAAACACGCAACAGGAGCTTGCTGCGGAGTTCGGAGTGACTCAGCGTACAATCAGTTTGGTTGTCAGACGTAAATCCTACAAGGATGTTTAATCTTATGACGACGATATATTGCGATATAGAAACATATTATGACAAAGATTACACTTTGTCGAAAATGTCAACGGAAGAATATATCCGTGATACGCGGTTCAAGGTGCATGGGTTCGCTTACTGCGAGGACGACGGGCCTGTCCGATGGGTGCCCGGCCCGTCAGTGTCCAGTGCCCTGCTCCAACTTGCAGAGGAATTTCCAGACGCATCCTGGTGCGCTCACAACGCCATGTTCGATATGGCGATCCTGTCCTGGCACTACACCGTCAGGCCGCGCCGCATCGTGGACACACTGAGCATGGCGCGGCTGTCCGACGTGCATGGCAAGCATTCCCTGGCGGCGCTGAGCGCACGGTACGGCTTGGGCGCGAAGGGCGACGCACTGGTAAAAACCCTTGGAGTGCGCGACCTCGACCCCATGCTAGAGACGCGGCTGGCTGAGTATTGCAGGCAGGACGTGAATCTACTGCGCAGCCTACATCACGCGCTCGATACCGCCCTTCGGTCGGAACTGTCAGACATCCGGTACAAGCGCGAGCTGGCGCTGATCGACTGCACGGTGCGCATGTTCACCGAGCCGGTGTTGACTATCGACGCGGCACTGCTTCAAGCGCGGCTGGCGGAGCTAGAGGCGCAGCGTGATGCGGCTGTTGCTGCTTCGGGGGTAAGCCTCGACGTGTTGATGAGCAACCCGCAGTTTGCCGCAGTGCTTGCATCGCGTGGGGTTCAGGTTCCTGCATCCCTACGCAAGACTGATCCCGACCTGCTGGCGCTCAAGGACGATCCGCGCGCTGCTGTGCTTATCCAAGGCAGGCTGGCGGCCAAGAGCGTGTCGGAGCTACGACGGACGGCGAAATTTTTGAGCGTAAGCGGGCGCGGGTCGATGCCCGTGCCGCTCAAATACCACGGCGCACACACGGGCCGCTGGTCGGGTGCGGATGGGCTGAACATGCAGAACCTGAACCGAGGCTCGGCACTGCGCAAGTGCTTGACGGCCCCGGACGGGTATGTGCTGGTCGTCGTGGACTCCAGCCAGATCGAGGCCCGCGTGCTCGCGTGGCTGGCCGGCCAGGACGATTTGCTGGCGATGTTTGCCGCCGGCGATGATGTTTACGTGCGGTTTGCGGAGCGGATATGGCCGGGGGAAAAGATTGATGAGATCAAACGCTTCGTAGGGAAAACCTGCATACTCGGACTGGGGTATGGGGTCGGCCACGCCAAGCTGCACGCGCAAATCGTCACCAAGCAACCCGAGACGACCCTGGAGGACGCGCAACAGTATGTCGCTACATACCGTAACACATACAAAGCGATCACGCGGCTTTGGAAGCGTGCCGATGGTATGCTGCGTGCGATGATGCAGGACGCTCGCGTGGACTGGGTGCGCGGCATCTCGACGGGGTTTGAGACGCTTCGCTTGCCGTCTGGTCGGGTGCTGCGCTATCCTGGTCTACGCCTGACGACGGACGGGTATGAGTACGGCGTGGGGTCGGACAAGCGCAGGCTCTACGGCGCGGCGCTGGTCGAGAACATCGTCCAGGCCATCGCCCGCGACATTGTGGCCGATCAGATGCTGGCTGTCCGCAGTCGGTATCGCGTGGTCACTATGACGCACGATGAGATTGTCTTTTTGGTGCGAGAAGGTGAAGCAGCTGATGCGTTCGAGTTTGCGAAAAGTGTGATGCGTGCGGCACCGAGCTACGCGGAAGGTGTGCCGCTCAATTGTGCAGGCGGGTATGCGAGGAATTATTCAAAATGAGCAAGCAGACATGGAATAAGGGCTACCCGCCCTTCACTGGCTGGTGGTGCACAAAAATAGGCCCAGTAGCTGATGTTTGGCGCTGGTTCGACGCGGAATTGCAGACGTGGAGTATAGGCGTGGCCGACATCCACAGCGCTGAGTATGCGGCCCGACTCGCTACTGAAAAGGCCCCAACCAAACCAGATTTGATTGAGTGGTCATACTATTGGCCCAAGCCCGCGCGTGTGCCGCGCATTGACCCAAGGAGAACAGGAATGAGCAGCTTATATTGCGTGAAGTGCGGAGCAAAAGACGGTGAACGGCATCATGACACATGCCTTTTCGCCGGGACGGTATACACCGCGAACAAAAGCCGGCTTGCCGACAGCTACCAGATCGGCGGCGACCACTATAAAGAGCTGGCGGTTCAGCCGTGGGCGGCGATGGAGTCCTGGATGAGCGAGGCCGAGTTTGAGGGTTTCTTGCGCGGGAACGCGATCAAGTACCTTTCCCGCGCAGGTCGGAAGGGCGACGGCCTGCAAGACTTGAAGAAAGCCTTGCACTACCTTGAGAAGCTGGTGAGCGTAAAGGAGCAGCGGGAATGATCTACACGACGCTGAACCGTATCTGTCCAAAGGACACTTTCGAAGGCGGATGGGACAACCTGCTTCGTTACTTGGGTAAATATAAAGCGGACGACGAGCCTCTGCCCCTTGCGACAATCGTCAAAGCAGTTGGTCTTGACGACACAATGTACTACTGCCGAAACGACTCGGAGCACGCGGAGTTTGTTCTGTCGAAAGCGAGAGAGTATTTTCCAGCAAGAGAAAAAGCATTTTCTGACGCCTATACCAAGAAATACAACGAAGTGAGCGGCACGCACGAAGAAAAGGACGCCGCCGCTATAACTTACGGGTGCCGTGCGCGGCTCGCAGTTGTAGAAGCGCAAACAGCAGATCTCCTGCGCTTTTTGGAGGGCGCAGCATGATCTACTCTTACTCTAGCCTAAGCTGCTACCTGAAGTGCCCGCAGCAGTTCTATCGGAAATACAAAGCGCGGGACACGCTGCCTTACCAGAGCAAGGAGTCGTCTAATGGCGTAGAGATTCACGAGGCAATTGAGACTGCGCTCAAGACGCGCACGCCGCTGCCCGAGCCGCTGACGATCTACGAGGAAAGCATCAGCAGCGTGCGCAACCGCATCGACAATGCGCGGATCGAGCAGACGATCTTCCTCGATGACAAGTTCGACTACGTGGTGACAAAGCCAGCTAAAGGGTTTGTGGCGAAGCTAGACGTGCTGCTCATCAGCGATGACGGCAAGCGGGCTGTAGTGTGCGACTGGAAGAGCGGCAAGCCCTATGAGGACACGCTGCAACACGACTGCTATGCGCTCGCTGTCCTCAAGGCGTTCCCTGCCGTGGAGAGAGTGACGGGTTTCAACGTCTACCTGCGCCACGGCAAGGTGGGCGCAGAAGTGGTGCATGAGCGGTGCAACCTGCAAGCGGTCGAGGACAAGATCGCCCGCATCATCGCGCAGATCGAGGCTGACGAGCGATGGGCACCCAAGCCTTCGCCGCTTTGCAATTGGTGCAGTGCGCACAAGTGCGTGCTTTACCCGAAGAAGGAGGCTTGACGTGGGGATGCTTGCGGTCGTTATGGTGTTGCTTGTTTTGGCGCTCCTATCTGTTGGAGCCCGGCTCGGGGTTGCGTTCCTAGCCGCCTACGCCATCCTGTTTTTCTTGGTGTATACGCTCCAATGACACCTGAAGGCAAAGTGAAGGCCGAGATCAAGAAAGTCTTGGCTGAATATGGGTGCTGGTACTTCATGCCCGCCATGAACGGTTATGGACGGTCGGGGATACCGGACTTTATTGGCTGCTACAAAGGCACATTTTTCGCTATCGAAGCCAAGAGCGCGAACGGCAAGCTAACGCCGAACCAGGAGCGTGAGGTTGCCGCTATTCGACAAGCGCACGGCGCTGTAACCGTTGCTTATAGTGGGGATGACGTAAGGGGGATGTTGGATGCAATTAGCCTACAGTGCAAAGCATAACGTGGTCGGGTGGCCCGGATTGCCCGAGCCTGACCGGGTTGCGCGCGCGATTCCTGGCGCACGAGTCGTCAAGGATGTAGTGGTCGCGCCCGTTAATCTGCTGGCGATGATCGCCGCTGCGCATATCGGCCTGCCGGTCAAGTCGCCCATTGAGACGAGCTACGACTGGCCGCGCTCGCCGTCGATCGAGAAGCCGATGGCGCACCAGATCGAAATGGCGCGGTTCCTGACCACGCACCCGCGCTGCCACAACTTATCCGAGCCAGGGACGGGCAAAACGCTCGGCAACTTGTGGGCCAGCGACTACCTGTTGGGGCTGAACGTCGTTACGAAGGTGTTGATCGTCGCCCCGCTGACTACGGTCTACAGTGTCTGGCGCGATGCAATTGGCGAGCACTTCCCAGGGCGCAGACGGTCGAGCGTGCTGCACGGAAGCGTGAAGCAGCGGCTCGAAGCGCTGGAGTATGACGCGGACTACTACATCATCAACAACGAGGGGCTGACCATCCCCGCGGTGCGCGAAGCGATCATGGCGAAGCAAACGTCATGGCTAATCATCGTGGACGAGAGTCACAAGTACCGGCACCCGACGACTGCGCGGTGGAAGGCCTTGCGCGACCTGATCCGTGGGTTGCCGAACCCGCTGGTTTGGCTGAACACGGGCACGCCCACGCCGCAAGAGCCGACCGACGCCTACGGCCAGCAGGCGCTGATCGACAAGCCCAAGCTGAGCTACCGGGCGTTCCGTAACACCGTGATGCGGCAGGTATCAAACTTCAAGTGGGAACCGGTTCCGAGTGCGGAAAAGATCGTCGGTGAGTTTATGCAACCTGCGATTCGGTTCCGGCGCGATGACTGTATCGACTTGCCGCCGACGACCTACGAGCATCGCAAGGCGGAGATGACGCCCGCGCAGCGCAAGGCGCTCGATGAGCTACGCAAAAAGATGCAGTGGGCGCTCGATAACGGCGCGGAGATAACGGCGGTGCATGAGGGGGCACTGCGCATCAAGATTTTGCAGATCCTGGCTGGCGCGGTCTACGACAAAGATCATCAGGCGCATGACGTGGACGCTTCGCCCCGGCTGGCTCTACTGCGCGACATTGTGGACGAGTGCGACCGGAAGATCATCGTGTTCGCGCCGTTCCAGAGCATCGTCAAGCGGGTTGCAGACGCGCTCAAGGGCGACTACTCGGTGGCCGTAGTGTCGGGCGAGACGAGCCTGAACGACCGCACGCAGATTTTCGCAGACTTCCAAAAGAAGCCCGAGCCGCGCATCATCGTCGCTGACCCGCGCACCATGAGCCACGGCCTGACGCTCACGGCGGCTAACACGATCATCTGGTACGCACCAACGGACGGCGGAGACGCTTACGTGCAGGCCAACGCCCGCATCCAGCGACCCTCGCAAACATCTCATACGAGAATCTTACACATTTTCGTTGACGCCCTAGAACGGGCAATTTACAGTAGGAACCAAGCACGCCAGTCCCTACAGAATCTCGTTATGGCGTGGATAAACGGAGAGAGCTATGGAACTTAACGACCTGATCGCGGCGTATAAACGCGCCCGCGAGGAGAAAGACGCTGCCGTCAAAAAATACACGGCCTTGCTTGACGACCTGAGCCGACAGATTGAAGCAAAGCTGGCCGAGGCAGGGCTGAAGTCGGCACGCACCGATGCCGGCCTGGTGACGACCTACGTGCGGCGCAACGTCAAGGTGACAGACTGGAACGCTTTTGCACAGTTTGCAGAGTCCAACCCCGCGCTGGTCAAGCAGTCGATTGACTCGACCGAAGCACTGAAGCTGATCGAGGACGGCGAGGTTATCCCCGGCGTCGAGGTGAGCGGAACGACTGTGTTGAGTGTCAAATGAATCCACGCGAGATCCTCCGTGTCGGCGCAGTGATCCGTACCCTTACGCTAGGGCGGGTGCGCGTCGAACAGATCAACCGTGACGAGGTGCATTGCCGCGTCATTGGAAGAAAGACTCGGATTGTTCTGAGTCGAGCTGCGGCGCTACGCCGTTTTATTGAGCCTGCGAAAAGGAGCGAAGTATGAGCAACCTGACCACTAAAACCACGAACCTGCCGACTGTTGCAGGGCTGTCTAGCCTTGCGGCTGACGTAATCAGCGGCATGTCCGGCGAAGGCCGCATGTTCCCTGAGATCAGCATCAAGGGCGCACGCTGGCGCTTGCGTATGCTCGACGGCGAGGAGCATGTGTTGAACTCGTTCAACATCCAGTTTGCGCTGATCGCCGCAAACCCGGCCAAGAGCAAGACGTTCTATCTGAGCAAGTATGACCCGGACGGCGAACCCCGCGCCCCGGACTGCGCTTCGGACAACGGCATCCGCCCCAACGACGGTGTTGAGCACCCGCAATCGCCGTCTTGCGCAAACTGCCCGCACAATGTTTGGGGCAGCGACATTAACCCGGTGTCGGGCAAGAAAAACAAGCGGTGCAAGGACTCCAAGCGCATCGCCGTCATGCTGGTGGGCGACCCTGACGCGCAAATTTTCGCGTGGCGGCTCTCGCCCATGAACATGCTGGCGTTTGCCGATGCGGTCAAGGATGCTGTTCGCCAGAACATCGACCTGGAGAGGGTGGTATTCGATGCGTCGTTCGATGCCAAGAGCGATTACCCGCGCGTGGTGTTTACGATCAAGCGCCCGTTGACCGAGGAAGAACTGCACGCTGCGGCGCAATTGCGCCAGAGCGAGGGCGCGAAGGCCGCAGTTGGCATGGGTGCGCCGATGGTCGCTGCGCCTGTTCGGGAGGTCGTGACGGAGGCACCTGCGGAGGCCGTGACGAAGCCTCCTATGATGAAGCATCCTGTGGTGAAAGAAGTGCCTATTGCCTTGCTGAAAGAAAAAGCACCGCTTTCCAAGGTCAAGACGGTAACGGCTGAAAAAGTCGACTTGGATGCTTTGCTCGGCGACTGATCGAGTATAGGATTGGGGTTCCCGCCCCAATCCTTTTCCCCTTCAAAATGATCCAAGACTATCTACGGTTAGGGTTAGCACTTGTCGCTATCCCACGAGACGAAAAAGGGCCGAGAGAGCAGGGGTGGGTGGAGCGAAGGTGCGAGGACGTTGCGCGGCTCGAACGCGGCAATGTAGGTGTCAACCACGCGCTTTCTGGCACTTGCTGTCTTGACGTTGACGATTCCACGCTGTTTAAGGCGTGGTGGACTGCGCAGGGGTTCCCGCCCGATGCGCTCAAGCAGATTCTTGCTGCGTGCCCCGTCTGGACGAGCGGCAGGCCGCGCCGCTGGAAAGCGCTATTCCGCGCGCCAGAGGGCATGCGCACGGTCGCCCTGCATCAGCATGGGTTTGAACTGCGTGCGGCTGGCGGCCAGGACGTGTTGCCCCCATCGGTTGTTGTCGACGATGCAGGCACTCCGTGGCAATACCGCTGGATCAACGGTCTGCCGCCGTCGCTGGACGACGTGCCGGTGCTGCCTGCAAAGCTGCTTGCCAAGGCGCAGGCAACTCCACGCCAGGAATGTCCGCTGGATGCGCCAACAGGAATGTTGGCGGCAGTCTTGAGCGTCGTGCCGCAGGGCGGGCGCAATGACTATCTGAGCCGGGCGTGCTACGCCAAGATCAAGGCTGGCGTCGAAGGCGATGACCTAGTGGCCGAAATGCTGGCGCTGAACGAATCCAAGTGCGAGCCGCCACTGCCCGAGGCCGAGGTGTTGGCGATCGTTCGCGGCAAAGAGCGGCGCGGCATCGAGCCAGCACCAGAGGTTGAGCAATGGAAGGCACTGGCACCGTTCATCCCCGATGGATATCGCCTTCATGCAGGTGCTTTGCAGGTCAAGGTAAAAGATGAAGAAAGCGGCGAGGCGACATGGGACACCCTGTTGCACTACCCGGTTGCCGTGACGAACGTGATTCGCATCCCTGGCGTGCAAGAGCAGCGGTACATCGAAGTGACGTTGCTCAACCCGCACGAGGCCAAGCACCACATCACAATGGCGCAACTGAGCCGGGAGTTCGAGCAGGCGCTGAACAACATCGGCGTGAGCGTGTTCGGCAAGCGTGCGACGGGGGTCAAGGCGTTTTTGATCGCATCGAAAGAAAAACTGGAGCGGGAGCAAAAAGTGACGGACTCATACAAACAATTCGGCTGGCAGCCTGACGGCAGTTTTCTTGTCGGCAACCGGCTTTACCGCGCAGGCCAAGTGCCCGTACTGGTGCATCTGGAGCCGCACGCTGCGCAATTGGCGCGGTATATGCCTTTGGTCGGGGACGTGAACGCATGGCGCGAGGCGGCGCTGCCTCTGCTGTGCGGCGACAGCCCCAAGCAAACCTTCGCGTTCATGTGCTCGCTGGCCGCGCCGTTGATGAAGCTGTCGGGCGAGCGTGGCGGCATCCTGTCGCTGGTCGGCCCTTCAGGGCAAGGCAAGTCCACTGTGCAGAGTGCCATAACGAGCGTGTTCGGGACGCAAGAGTCTGCGTTTAGTAAAGCGCAGGACACTGATAACGCGCGGGTGGCGTTCCTCTCCATCATGCACAACCTACCGGTGCAGGCCGAAGAACTGACGAAGCTTGACGGCCAAAGGCTCGCCGTGCTCGCCTATGACGTGTCCGAAGGCCGGGATAAGCGGCGGCTCGACCGCTCGGGCCACATGCGCGAAATGGCCCCGGAGTGGCATACCATCCTCACGTCGAGCAGCAACACATCCATCATTGAGAAACTGATGGATTTGGGCGCAATCCCGGAGGCTTTCCGCGTGCTGGAAATGCGCGTGGTGTTGCCGCCCAACGCTCGCCTGCAAGACGGCGACATGATGAAGCGCCTGCTGATGGCGAACGCCGGAACCGCCGGGCATGTCCTGGCGCAATACTTGGTCGACCACAAAGACCTAATCGCGCAGGGGCTGGAAAAAGTCAAAAACGCGCTGCAAGCGGCGATTCAGGCACCGACTGAAGAGCGCATCCGCGTCAACATGGTCGCTGGCGCGGCCATGATGGCCCGCATTGTGAAGGCCGCGCTCGGCATCCCCGTCGATGCGAACGTCGTGCTGGAATTTGGCCGTGACCTGATCCTGGCTGAACGGGAGCATCGCAGCGCCTACGAGTCAGACGCGACACAAACGCTTACAGACTTCATCAACGAGAATATCGCGCATTGCGTGCAGACCAACATGCAGAACGTGGTGTTCGACCTGATCCGCACCACGCCGCCCTACACCATGCGATATGAAGCGCCTAGCCGCACGCTCTACGTTTCTTACTCGCTCATGCGTCGCTACGCGTTGCAGCGGCGGCTAGATTGGGCGGATGCGCAACGCGAACTGCGCAAGATCGGAGTGCTGCGCGGCTTGCGCAAAGTGACGCTGACCAAGGGCATGACGGGCGTTCCCCCGCAAGGGCAGACGCAATGCCTCGAAATCGACACCGACAGGCTTGGCTTCGAGTTCAAGCAAGAGGGCGAAGCTCAAGCGGCGTGATTCTCAATCAGCGTCTGTGACCGCACGGCCTTGAGCCTGCGCACTTCGTCCAGGATCACCGCGATAGCCGCGTCCGACTGCGCACGGAACCGGCTCTCGTCGGCCTTGATCGCCATATTGATCGCGCTGGCGGCTGCATCCTTCTGGATGGATAGCAGTCGCGCATAGTCGTTGTCCCAAGGCGCAGGGTTGAGGTCAAGAATGTCCTCGATCTTGCGCAGCGCCTTGTTGACGATCCGGTTGAGGTGGTTGGTCTGCTCGTTGTTTACAGTTTCAGGCTCGTTGCATAGCCCATCTTCTGCAACTTGGGCAACTGGGAATTGAGGCGCTTGCCAATGTCCGTCCGATACATCGGGGAGTTCGGCACCGACAACGACTCCAAGGCTTTGTAGGCTTGCTCCCGGCTTGCGTCCACTGTTGGCGCTGCCGCCGCTGCTATGAGCAGATACGTCCCGGCGCTCACGAGGTGCATTTCCTCCACGATCTTGTTTCCGCGTTCCACTGGCACCTTCGCTGCTTTCAGTTCGCAAGGGTGAATGTGGCTGCTCACCGCATCCAGGTTGTAGATCGGCGTGCCCGACACTTCCTTGCGGCTCAGCTTGTTGTAAGGAAAGTCCGGGATCGCCAGCACGACCCCCGTTGCCGTTAGGCCCGTCAAGAAGTTCGTCCAGATCGATGATCCGTTTAGGCTTTCGAGCATCCATTTTGCTGTGCTCCGGTGTAGTTGCTGCTGAATGTTGAAGATCGGCCAACCTGGGCGCATCGTAAACTCTAGCGGCCACGGGTTGCCTTTGTCGTCAATGATGACCGCAACATCCACGAACCCAATGTGCCCGCTGCGCACCAGATAGTCCTCCAGCGGCTTGAGCACTTTGTCGGCCAGCTTGGACTTCTCGGTGTAAGTGACGACAGTCCCCATTTCGCCTGTGTTCGGGCCTTTGTCGTCGTTCATCAGCTTCTTGTGCTCGAAGTTCTCGCACCAAGGGCTTGCAAACCCGCCCGGCCCGACCCATGCGCCCACGGCCATTTCGATGCCGGGTTGGAACTGCTGCACGATGAACGCGGGGACGTGCTTACCGGTGCGCTTCCACTTTTCCAGCATGTAGACCATATCTGCCGGCCCTTTGCTGACGTAGGACAAGCTGCGGTCTGCGTCCCCAAATGGCTTGGAAACGTAGCGCCCCATATTGGCCTTGACGTAGGCGATGGCCTTGTCGTAGCTGGTAAACGTCTCGCCTTCGATGAGCGGTATGCCGTGCGCTTTGAGCACATCCATGCCCACCTGCCGGTTTAGCTCCCACTGCGCAGTGAAGCTGTTGGCCCCGTAAATCGGATACCCGCGCTGTCGCCACTTGTCCAGGTCGGCCATGTAGACCGCATTGTCTGGCAGGAACACCAAGTCCGCCCAATTCATGTGCTGCTCCCAATGCTGCACCTTCTGGACAAGATGATCCCCAACAGTAATCATCCCATCGGGCTTGTTGCGGATGAACCACCGGACTTGTGCGCCCTCGGCCATGCTGCGTAGACAAAAGTCGAGCGCCAACGCCGACGGGTCGATGACGAGAATTTTCATTTGGAGGGCGCAGATGACGGATCGTATGAAGAAAAGGACGGAAGTGCTCCGGGTAAGGTAGACACCATCGCTCGATTTCCTGCCTGAATGAGCTTCCCGGTTAAAGGGTCAACCATCTGGCCCGATTCTAGTAGTCTTTGTCCCATTGGCGACCCATACAATGTGCGTCCGGCTGCGCCGAGGCCAACTGCAGTGCCGATTTTTGGGAGAACGTTGAAAGACCCCAAAGACAAATGCACTGGCGCCCCCGCCGTATGCGCGCCGGCCAGGAGCAGGTTCAGCATTTCAGCGTCCCCTTCCTCTCGCGCCTGCGGCACAAGGTTTAGCTGCGCAGCGCGTCGCACGGTCTGCGTCAACGGATCATCGGTGATGAGCGTCTTTGCCTGCGCACTTGTAGATTTTGCGTCGTTCATCGCCGCTGCCCACACTTTGACGGGGTTGATCTTGCCGGTCTGCAAAAAATTTATGTCATTGGCTGTTGCATCAAGAAGCAACGCATTGGCGCGATATTGGTTGTTAAATGTTCGGTACGCCTTGTTAATGTCGGGGCTAAACTGTTGGACAGGTAGCTCTAGCGCGTCGATGACCGAGCTTAGCTGGCGCTGGACGTTCGGCTCTTTTTGCGCGTAGCGCATAGCTTTAAGTTGCCGCACAATGGCGAACCAATCTTTTGCAGGAATAGGCTCTCCGTTTGCGGCGGCCTCGAACGCTTTTGATAATCCCGTAGCGCCTATAACCTCTTCGGCAATAGCCGGTTGCCTTTCCACCAAACTGCGCACAGCAGACGCTGTTGTTGTTGGAATTTTGACCGTCTTTCCGGCGAGTTTTGACGCAAATGCGTTCGAGATGGCGCTGTTTGCCTGCGCCAAAGAGTCGCTATCGATTTTGACGCCTTTGGGGATGCCGGCCAACTCCCCGAGCGTCTGCTCATAGAGGTTGTAGTTGTGCGCGGCTGCGGAACCTTTCCCCGCGTTGATAAGCTGCTGCGCACCTTTGCCGAAGCCCGTTGCCGCGCTCGGCATGATCTTGTAGCCTTGCTCTTTAGCCTCTTGGATGGCACGTTCGGCGGCAGGCGTTGCTGCTTTACCTCCTAGCAGCTTAGATAGCCCGGAGCCGACGCCGCTTAGTACGCCGCCGGCTGCTGCACCAACTTCGGCGGCTTGGTTTTTCTCGCCTTGAGGCGCTGTTAGGTACGACTGCAGCCCGCTAAGAGCGGCTTGGCCTGCCGTTCGCATCCACAAGGCACCCTTGATTTCGGGCTGTGCCAGCATAGTGAGGGCTTGTGTCGTCCCTTGGCCGAGCGCCTGTCCAGTCGGTGAACCCAAATTGCCAGCGGCTTGCGCCTCTTTTTGCGCATATTGCTGCACTGCCGGGATAGGGATTGATCCTACAGCGTTCCAGAAGGGCACGTTCATGCCGCCTACGACGCCTTTAGCGCCTTGTATTGCAGTGTCCAGCCAATTGTGCCCTGCGGATTGCGGCGCGGGTGTGCTCGGCGGCATGACGGCTTTACTGCTCGGTTGCGCCCCCGGCGTCGGAGGCGCAGGCGCGGCATCAAGACCGACGTAGATAGGATTTTTTGCCGCCGCGCTACTGGCGCTACTGGCGCTACTGGCGCTACTGGCGCCACTGGCGCTACTGGCGCTTGGGGCAGGCGTAGAACTTTGCCTCGGGGCAGGCGCGTCGGTCAAACCAACATAAACGTCCGATGCCGCCATGCTTTACTCCGGGTAAATTCTGTGCGCGATTAAATACCGCTGTGCGGCGTCTGTGTCGCCGTTAAAATGCTGTTTAGCGTAGTCCGCAAAGGTTTTACTGTCCATTAGCTTAAACCCAACATATTGAGCCGCCAAAGGTTTATTTTTTGCGGCCTCAATAAGTTTGGACTGCGGCAAGCTCTGGTAGTATTGGAGCGTGTCTTGAAATGCGTTTCCTGCCTGCTTCGTGCCAAATTGAACCGCGTCGGCAACCCCGTTTATCGCAACGCCTTGGGCCGGGTCGAAAACTTTCTCTGCGCTCTTAAACGCATAGCCTGTCATCTTACCAAACCCCGTTACAATCCCGTACTCGCGGGCCATTTCATTGACTAACGCGTCGTATTGGGCCACAAGTTGCCCTTGTGCGGAACCCGTAGGCGCAAGTTTTCGGTCAATTATTAACCGCCCTTTGTTGGTTGTAGCGATGCCGTTTAATTGCAACTGCTTGGCAATCTCTTGGACTTGGTCAAACTGTTTCTCCAACGTTTTTGCGCTAGTCTGAAATTGTGCGTAGCGGTTTTGCAACTGCGTAGCTGTAGCTTGGCTGCTTTTAGCCTGCTGGCCGATGGCGGGAATAGCGCCTGGGGGCAGCCCTAGCTGTTGCTGCAAGTTTGCTTCTTCCCGCCGCGCAGCAACCCCTTGGGGGCCGCCGACGGGCAGCTTCCCGCCGCCAAGCCAGCTTTGGATAACCTGTTGCTGCATCCCTGATAGGTTAGGGTTTGGTGAGTTTGCGTCGGCCGCCTGCGGAGCAGCGCCTGTCGCTCCAGCGTCGCCATCAGAATAATAGCGTGCCTTAGCATTATGTTCGTGGGCCTGCGCTTCGGCTTTATCAATCTGCGATGGTAGCAATGCGTCGTCGTGTTGATTTTTCTGCTGCCGCAAAAGCGCGTTCACGGTCTTGAAAAAATCCGTATCGACCAACCCTGCGGCGCGGATTGCGGCATCGGCTTGCTTTGTTAGCGTCGGGTTAATCATGCTCATCGTGAGGCCAAGCTCGCGGTCGCTCATGTTTGGGTGCGCCTTGAGCAAATCCGCAGCGGTTCGAGCAGCGAGGTTAATGGGCTGGTTGTTCTGAATGAGCGCCATCATGCGCCCATAAGTTCCGGGTGAAAGCGGCGAATCAGCATCTTGACCTTGCTGCGTGGGCTGCGTGGGCGGGGCCGCTGCGGGCGTCTGCCCCACACCGCGCCGTGCCATGTCGAGCAAGACACTCGCCGCAGCGTTCGGACTCATCTGCTTCGCTTTGAGCGCAGCGGCGACTTGATCCGGGGTCGAAATGTGCCCAAACTGCTGCTTCGGGCCGAACGTAGGAACTGACTCTGCGCCCGGTAGCGGCACGGACTGTATATTTCGAGGCGGAACAGGGGACGCCTGTGCCGTATCTACTGGCGGAAGCGGCTGCTGTGCGCTGTTCTGTCCGGGCACTGGAGCGGGAGCATAGTTATGATCGGGCGGCGGGTTGTCTGCAAGGCTTCGGTAAAACCCCCCTGCGCCTTGCGTTGCAGCTAGGTAGTCTTGGAACTTCTGGCTGTCAATCTGACGCGCCAACGCACTGTTCGCCAGCAGGTTTTCTAGCTGCTGCTGTTGACGCTGGTTGACAATGTCTTGCTGGTTGGCGTCGTAGGCGCCCCCCAGCATGTTGCCAAACCGCAAGTAGCTGCCGATGTTCATTTTTCGTCCTTAGCCCATGTAGGCGAGTGGGTCGCCCGACATGGTGGTGCCTCCGCTGCTTCCGCCAACGCCCGACCCCCAATTTTTAATTGCGTCGCCAACGGCGTTGCCGATTGGCTTGGCGATCGTTGCGCCAAAGGCTTGCGACGCTTGGTTGAGTTGGCCTTGCTGCCCAAGCTGCGAGCTTGGGCTTCCAAGCCCTTGGTATGTGTTGTAGTCAATAATCTGCTGCTGGATCGGCACGTTGGCCTGCTGGCCCATCTGCCCAAAACTGTTCATCATTCCGAGCAGCGAGTTTGCCGAGTTCATCTGCGTCTGGTAGGGCATCGCCGCAGACTGGTTTATCAAATTCGATCCTTGCGTGCCGATGCTCGCCCCAACTGCACCCAATTGTCCCGCAGATTGATTGAGCGAGCCAATCCCGCGCACCCCGGCCAGTTGTCGGTTCAGTAGGTTGTCTTGCCAGTTTTGGTTGAATAGCTGGTTTTGCTGCGCCGCGATCTGCGCACCAGCTCCGCTCATACTTAACCCCCGCGCGGCGAGGTCTGCGTTGACTTGGTTTGCGTTCTGCGCCCGTAGGTAGTTGTAAAGCGGGCTTTGCGGGTCGAAGGCCGACTGAATAAGTTGATCTTCTAGCCCCGGAATACGGCCCATTTGGCCGTAAAGCTGGTTTGCTGCGTTGGCTGCCTGCGAGCCTTGCTGCATCCCATACTGCGCCGCCTGCTGCGCGCCAGAAAGAGCTTGGCCGTAGTAGGGGCTGTAAAGCGCTCCGTATACGGCGTTTTGCGCGTCCGGCAACACCTGCCGGTAGGTGTTGTTCGCCCCGATTTGCGGGATCAAATTCAGTTCGTTGCCCGCTGCTACGTCTAAGTTCGGCGGAAGGTATGAGCCGCCCTGGTAGCCACCTGACGAACTGCCGCCGCCAAACAGGGCGTCCCCGACAACGGCTGAGGCGACTCCGCCGATAAGTGGCCCCGCGATTGCGCCGATAAGAGGCATGTCAGTCTCCTTGTCCGATTATTTCTGGATGACGACTTCGTCAACCTTGGCGGGGTCAGTCTCGTCCGTAGCGTGGATGCAAAACCAAACAGAATCTTCGAGCGCCATGATGCCGTGGGAAACCCCCGCGCGGATGGTCACGGCAACCGGGGCGCGGTACAGTTGCCGTCCTTCGGGTGTCTCCAGCACTACCGCACCCTGCGCTAAAATGCTCAAGTGGTCATACTTGTGCTTGTGCGTCAACGCAATCGCCCCTTTCGGCAGGAGCATCTGCTTTGCGTAGACCCCCGACGAAAAATGATGGATTGTGTCCCGGTCGATCTGTTCCTTGAGTGAGATCATGGTTTCAAGCTCCGTGCGATTTTTTCTCCAGACCTGCCCACAATATAACCGCCTACGCCAATTTTTAACAGTGCCCACATATCGGGCGGCAGCGTCAAGGGCGGCTCGGTCACTCCAAACCACTGCGCAACAGGCAGCACAAGGTAGTTCACAACGATGATCGCCGTAAACGACAACATCAGGATAGGCCGCCAGTTCGCCGCGAGCCAGGATTCTGACTTCGCCTCGGCCTGAATGTCGCCTGCTTGGGCGTTGACGACCGCAGCCTCGTAGTCCAGATTCATCTTGGCGAGGGCTTCTTCGTGCTCCGCCTGAAGCTGAATGATTTTGGCCGCGTTGGTCGGGTCTGCGGCGATGGCGGCGTTCACTGACGCGGGGTCATTGTTCGTTCCAAGCGCCGAAGCGATCAGGCTGCCCACTACGGCACCCGCAGGGCCGCCAAGTGCCGTGCCGAGAATCGGCGCAACGCGGCCAACTGCGTGACCAACATCTGCCCATGTTAGACTCATCGTTGCGCTCCTAGTAAAAGATTGCGTGCAATCCGGTTCGCCCACCCGCGCCCGAAGGTCTGCCACGAACTAAGCGACGTCAAGTAACTTAGCCGGTAGCTGTTGAACCGCATGATGACTTGCAACGGGTCGGCAGCGTTCACAGCGGCAATCGTTACAGGGCCAATAATGCCGTCCTCCGGCACGCCGACTGCTTTTTGTAGCCACAGGGCCGGCTGGCCGCCATTATACGCCGCATCAAACACTTGGAACGCAATGCGTGGGTCGAATTTATCGCACGAGTAGGCGTCCCAATATCTCGCCTTGGCAATAGCCTTCGCCGTTTCCAGCGGCAAATCCTTCATTGCGCCTATGTAACCATACGCACGGGCTACGCGCTGCGTGATGCCCCACATTGTCTCGCCGCCAGGGTCGGCAGGGTTGCTGCTGTATCCCCCCTCGTTGCCGATGAGGGCGGTAAATGCGTCATCGAAGGTTGACATGGTTCAGAACGAGTAAAGGAGCATTAGGACGTACTGCCCTTTCCATAGCGGGGGCCAGGGGTCGTCGCCGTGGCCGGCGAAGCCGTGCTTGTCGCTATAGTAAGACAGGGCAGCGGAGAACTGTCCATGCCGAAGGGTTAACCCTACCATGTGCCTGAGCGACCATTGTGATTGGCTAACATTGATCGGTGAGATTGGCCCGGTTTGCGCAAATACACCGGGCGATACTTCTGCCGAGGGATACCAGTTTGGGACTGCGAGGCTCCATGTAGCGTGGTAGAGGAACGGCCCTGCCTGTACGCCGAACTGCCACTCTCCTTGCGTATGCGCTTGAAGGGTTGCTGCGATGCCATAGACTGAGCCAGACCCCATGTAGTGCGCCAAGGGGAGCGCGTTGCCTCGGTAGCCCGAACCAGAATAATTCGCGTCGTTCGGCGTATCCCATGAGTCAACGGAGTAAGACCCGAGGGACACCGCGTTGACGTGCCAAGCAACATTCGGTGTCAGGTCGTCCGTTACGCCGAGCAAGAACACAGGCGAGCGCAGGTTAAGGGAATGTGGGAAGCCTTCTTGATACCAAACCCCATTTTCCTGCGGAATGGCTCGTGCAGCCCCTGCGCCAACTTCAACATCGATGGCATATGCGGCCATCGAAGCCAGCAACAAAGCGAAGGCAACAGAGAGCAGCTTGGTCATAGCTAACACCCTAGCAGTAGTGTTTGAGTCAGCACAGACTCAACTTGCTTGAAGTCTTGCGTCTGTTGCGCAAGCGCAAGCTGCGTGCCCACCTTGCGGATATGCGGCAAAATTTTGGCTGAAAAGTCTGGATGCTGGCGCATCGTGGCTATATGGTCATAGCCGATGCCGATTGCGTTGGCGAGCAGCATGTTCTCGGCGCGGGCTTTTAGTTCTTCTGCCCACTCGTCTTGCTGCATGGCTTGCTCCATCTTGAGAATGTCAGCGTCCCAATGCTTGCACATAGGCTTGAGTTCTTCGAGCAGGGCGTTGATCTCTTGCAGTTCTCGCTTTGCGCCCTCCAGGTTAAGCTCGAAGTTCTTGCGTGCCGCCTTCAGCTTAATGAGTTCAGCCTGGGCGCGCAAGCGATCCGCTTCAGACGCGGCGGAAGCAACCTTCTCTTGCAATTCCAGCTCGCTTGCTTTTTGCTCAAGGAGACTCGCTTCGCCTGCCGCTACGTCCATTTCAACTTGTTCACCTTGCGCGTACAAAAGGCAGAACGCTGCGTCTGGCGTGTAGCAAGACCCGGCAATGAAATGCCGAAGGGCGAAAGAAGAGTGCTTCCGATGATTGTTGATAATCATTACCAGTTTACTCCGGGGTTAGGCGAGCAGGCAGCCAACTCATATGACGTATAACTCAAGTTCCCGCCAGCAGCAGCGGTGTTTGAGGAATACGTGTAAACGGATGTAGTGTTAAAGACACTGGAGCCGTTATACCCGCCGCCAAAAACGCCAAGCGTGCTGTTGCCTGCGGCAGCTAAATAATACGCTGCGTAGCTCAAGTTCCCGCCAGCAGCGGCGGTGTTCGAGGAATACGTGTAAACGGATGTAGTATTGACGCCGCCGTTCCCGCCACCAAAGACGCCGAGCGTACTGTTGCCTGCGGCAGCTAATCTATAAGCTGCGTAGCTCAAGTTCCCGCCAGCAGCGGCGGTGTTTGAGGAGTATGTGTAAACGGATGTAGTATTGACGCCGCCGTTCCCGCCGCCAAAGACGCCTAGCGTACTGTTGCCTGCGGCAGCTAATTCAGACGCTGAGTAGCTCAAGTTCCCGCCAGCAGCGGCGGTGTTTGAGGAGTATGTGTAAACGGATGTAATGTTAGTGGGGCCGTTGCCGCCGCCAAAGACGCCGAGCGTACTGTTACCTGCGGCAGCTAAATAATACAGTGCAGAACTCAATTTCCCGCCAGCAGCGGCGGCGTTTGATGCGTATGTGTAAACAGATGTAGTGGTTAGACCGCCCCCGTTATACCCGCCGCCAAAGACGCCTAGCGTGCCGTTGCCTGCGGCAGCTAAATTGACCGCTGCGTAGCTCAAGTTCCCGCCAGCAGCAGCGGCGTTCGAAGCATATGTGTAAACGGATGTAGTGTTTAAGACGCCCCCGTTATACCCGCCGCCAAACAGAGCAAACTTTCCAACCTTTGCGACTTGGTTGTTCCACATCCCCCAAGGAATTGAAACCAGCATTTCTTTTCCTTAGTAGGTCAGGAACAGTGAGATTGCCACGTTCGCCAGCGTTGTATCTGCCGAGCTACCAACCTGCACATACATTGCTTCGCCAGGGTTGAACGTCACTGCCGCGCTGGAGGTTGTGGAGAACGTGCCAGACGACGCACCGGCTGCGAAAGTGATTGCCCCGACTGTAGTCAGCGTCGTTGACCCTGCGGCCTTCTTAAGAATGTTGATCGTTTGCGAATTGGTCGCCGTGGCCGTGGCAACCGCGTAGCTACCGGAGCAATTCCCTGGCAACGTAACCGCTACACCAGAGCCATTGACCTGCATCGCGTTAACATAGACTCCAATGTAGGCATTGCTGGTCAACGTGCCCGCAGCCCCTGCCTCAACAATTAGATTTCGTTGTTGGTAACGGGAATCAGCCTGCCCAAGGTTTAGTGCGTGCGCGCTAGCCACCGCGTTAGGCACCAAAACCCCGCTGTTGCTCGTCAGGTCAAGCGGGTTTGTATTAGCCCGAACAAACGGGCCGTTTGGCCCTTCGCCTACAGAAATGACACGCGAGTCAGACGCACTAAACGACACCCCTGTCGTTGGAGTTGACGTTGCCAACAACACAACTTGGTTTGTGTCGTAGTCAGAAGGCCGCGAAGAAATGGATTGTGTAACAGGCAAACTACTGCCGCTGTTACTTATCAAAGTTTGAACCTGACCAAGATTGACCGCTTGCCCGCTTGCCACCGCATTGGGCACACTGACCGGCTTAGTAAAGGCTGGAGAAACGTTTTGAAACACTAGCAAGGAGCCGCCAGTAATGTCGTACTCACCATTTCCGCGCGATGTAAGCTCAATCCAGCCGCCGTCAGAGACGTTGACAGTCGTCGGGCCGGAGCTAGGGGTTAACCCTAATGCTGGAGAGTAAATATACTGGTTGCTGTTACTAGCAACAGAAAATGGCCCTCCAAACCCGAACAGCACAACTTTGCTTCCTGCTGGCGGGTTCGTTGTTGGAAGCGTAGCTGTCGCGTTTTGCTGAACTTGAACCGCACCGCCCCAACAAGTAGACGGCAACGTTCCGGTTGCAAAAGAAGCAATGACTTGGTTGTAGCTGCCAAGTTGGGAAAGATTGACCGCTTGAGTTGGCGACGCTGCGTTCGCTACGGCAAATACTTGCGCAGGGTCGCCGTTAAGGGCCGCATAGTTTCCAGCCGGGGCGTACAAAGAGTTGGCCTGCCCCAAGTTTACTGCCTGACCGGGGTCAACTGCGGGGGCCACAAAGAACGGCTGCGTTGGGTTGCCGCCCGCAGCTAACACATTAGCGTTAATATCTTCAACAAGCTGGATGAAATTTTTTGTGATCGCGCTTGCGTCGATATTTTCACCGACTTGTATGTTGTAAGGGATTGGACGAACAACGCTCATGACAAATCCTTAACTGTTGCGCCCAATCAAAAGACGCTTCACAATAGATTGAAGTGCAGAAGTGCCCAAACTTGCAAGCATAGCGGCGAACGCAAACTCGGCCATACGCGGCATTTGAGGGAACCACGTCAAAAGCGCAGGGGCGGTCGACGCCACCCCTGCTGACACGAGCGCGCGCCCAACAACGACGCGCCAGGACAATCGCTCGGCGGAGTCAAGGAGTTGGCCTAGCCCAATCATCGCGCCGAGGACAGACGACCAAGCAAAAAACGAAAAATCAATCTTGTCGTGATCCATAGCGGCGTCTTAGGTATCGTCGGAAAGCGACCTCGCCCACAATAAAGACCGCCGCCACAGCAAGAACATCCAACAAGTCGTGGATCATTTTGCCCACCGCTTTGCGTTGAGCGCAAAGGCCGCCCGCTTGCGTGTTGCAGGGTCGGGAGAACGCTTTGCTTTCTCTAGCTTTGCCATAGGAATCTTCTCGTTCTTCGGGACGTGGAGCGTCTTGTGCAGCTTGCCCTTGTTGGCAGGGTTGATTTTAACCCCAGACTTGCTCATTGGCTACCTCCTTTAGATCGGCCCCTCGATTGCCATCCAGCTTGCCGGAGCATTTTGAACGACCGTAGCTTGCGCAGGCGCTTCGCCACCGACATAAACAACGTCTCCTGCATTCAAGTGAATGACCGCTGTCGCCTGGATAATGATTCCCACTTGCGCGGCTGGCGTGTACGTCGAGTTTGCGGCAACAACGGGCGTCGCTCCGTTTACTGCTACCCCAACAAAAACCATCCCCGCGCCGGCTGCGTTCACTTGAAGGCTTATGTATACTCGATAGTAACCGTACAACGAAACCTTTACTCCCCCGCCAGACGTTGAGAGCGTCGTCCCATAAGAGTCCGTCTTCTGCATAGGAACGATGGACGGCGAAGAGGAGAGCGTTGCGGACGACGAAGGAACAAGAAACATCTGGTTCGGCGGGAACGCTGGCACCGAAATGTAATCTGGCACACTGCCCCACCAACAGCCAAGGTCTACAAACTGCGTCTGAGAGTCCCCATTAAGGAACGGTCTGGTTGAGCTTGGAGAATAATCCCCGTAGTTCTGAAATGAACAGCCAATCAAGAGGATCGTGTTAGGACCTCGCGAAACAATGTTGTTCTGCGTGTAGTTCGTACTGCTAACACGATTGAAGTTGCACCCTTGAATGATATGCGTCATCCTTTGAGTGCCAGTGTTCACGATTTTAATGTCTGCATCGCCGTTGTTTAGCTCGAAGTAGACATTCTTGATCGTTACGCCGTTCGCCCCTTCTACGCTGGTAACTGTAATGTTTAGACCAGCGGTTCCAGAAACACCCATCACGCCGTTGTTGCTTACTTGGCCGCCCTCGATCGTCAAGTTGGCTGCGTTATCTGTCACCAGCAAGCCGTTAGCAGTGTTTCGATCAAGGATTACGTCTTGAAACGTCGAAGCATTCAGATGCGTAAAACCGTCCGACCCTTTGGCGCTAACAATACCGTTGACGTTGCCTTCAAAAAGGCACTTTCGCAGGGTCAAGTATTCAACGCTGTCGAGATACAACCCGATGTTCAGTTGCTCGAACCGCAGATTTTCGAGCGTTTGCATTTCAACAACGTCGAGATACAACCCATTGACGTTGTGAATGTTGTTTCTTCCGCTAATGCAGAAGCCATGATACCGCACCCCCATAATTGATGCCGTTGCGGTCGAAGACGCCTGGATTGCATACATGCCCGTCGTCGTCGGGCAAAGGATGCTGTTCTGCGGGCCAGCACCATAGAGCGCACCGGGCATTGGCTGGCCGTCGAAGGCGTACATGCCGCCATTTGCGTAGCTTATCTGCAATGCCCCTACGCCAGCCGTTCCAGACAGCTTGTATTTTCCTGCCTCTAGCTTCCAGTTTGTCCCAATAATCGAGACAAGTTTTTGCAATGCGGCAGTATCGTCGGCGACGTTGTCCCCAACAGCCCCTTCCGTTGCCTTTGCAGAAGGGTCAATCGCCCCTAGGCCCCCTCCACCTCCGCCCCCTCCAACGATAAGCTGCTGAACTTGGTTCAAAGGAACAGCAGCGGATGGAACCGTTGCAGGAGCGACAAGAAACTGTTGCGAAGCGTTGCCGCCTACAGGTGCGGCGTTTGCGTTCACGTCTTGGACGATCTGCGCAAAATTGGCCTGCACCGGGGTTGCATCTACCGGATCGCCGTTTTTAATCGTGTAAACCAGAGGGTTAATGATAGCCATCAGTTTGCTCCAATGTAGCGAAGCGCCTCGTAACGGAAGTTAATCCGCCCCAAGCGCAAATACGGGCCGCTGTTTCCAAAAAGAACGATTTGACACGTCTGAAAGACAAGCGGGGCAGAAAAGTACAACGGCGATATTGTGGAGTTGTAGGGGAAAGCCCCCCACACACTGCCTGCCGCGCCCCACACAAGCCCAAGATTGCCCCATTTGGCTGGAGCAGTTATAGGGCGCAATGTCGCTTGGTTGAGGAGCTGCCCCTGGTCGTCTAACACCTGTATGGTGTATGGCTGTAGCCCATTTACTGCCGCAACCGTCATCTCGACTGACGCCTTTTCAGCCATCGGCGGGTCTGGCTCGATCAAACTGCTAGTCATGTTGACGGCTAGCTGCACGTCGTTTTCAACAAAAACGTCTGTTGGGGAAGTGTAGGCGTTGCTCTGAAACAGTTTTGCGCCGGCGCTGTTGACCGCAATAACGAACGAGTTGCCGAGCGGGGTAATCACGTCTGCGGGGAACGTATGGGGGCCATTCCACTTGCCGACCTTGAGGGAGAACCAATACTCAAACCGACCGAGCACGTCCGTTGTCGTCACCGTATCAAGCGAGATACGATACGTATCAGCACTGTAGGCTGCGCAGGCGCGTGTGGGCTGCGTGCAGTTGAAGAACGGATACACCACGTCAGGGTTTGGCTCCGTCACGGCCATGCTCAACGTCGGGATGGTGCGAATCCCGTCCGCCGCCATGAACATGACGCCCGCAGGGGTCGGAACCGCTGTTCGCGGCGCGGAACAGCCGACACTAGCAGTAATCTGGTTCAGCGCAAGGTTGCCGCCAGTCGTTGACCCGCCATAGCTCCAGTCGCCCGTGATCTGCCAAATTGAGTTCGCCTTGAACGCGATCAGCGCGGACAAAATACCTTGCGTTGCAGTTGAGATGCCTTGCGGCACAAAAACAGTGATCGGCTCGGTGCTTGCGCCAAGCGTCAACACTTGCCCCGCGTTGGTCTGCCGCAACGGAAGAAGCGAGTCACTGAAGTAGGCTTGGTTTCCCACTGCATACCATGCACGCCCATAAAACTGCGCAACCGCCGTTGGTACAGCGTTCAGCACGGCAGTCGTGCCGTTTATCATGTTGCCCGTGCTATAAGTCAGCGTCGTCAGGTCAATCGTCCCGATTGGGCCGCTGGCCATCGTGTAGCCTGGATGCGTGATGACGATGTAGTTTCCGACAACCGCCATGCAAGGAGGCGTCCACGCGCCACTCGTGCCTTGCGTTACAGGAACATGGTTGCTGGTCACACCGCTAATGGGCACGAACGCATTAGTTGCCGTGTCGTAGCAAAACGGCTGGTCAAACCCAGGGTAAAGCCCGCTAGCGACCATGCCAAAGACACGCGTACCAACGGAAATCATGACAGACACAACGCCGGACGACGTAAACCCGTTGAACGTTGTGATAACTGTGCTGGCAGGGCGCGGGGCCAGCATACTGTTGCTGACCGGATCGTGAATCAGGTTCGTCAGCAGTTTGCAAGCGCCGGGGAACGCCAGCTTGCCGTCCCGCGCATCAGATAGACCTACCGGCCTCCACTGGTAGATTGCCGGGTTGCGGAGCATTTAGAACCCCGTGATCTTAGACGGCGGCAGCCGGCCCGACCCGCCCGCAAACGAATTGCCGAGCTTGATAGTGCGAGCGTGGTTCTCACGATCGCCTTGCATCTTCAAGAACGCTTGCAGCTTGTTTTGCGCTTCAGCCGAGTATTGAGGCTGGCGCGTGTCGTCGGTCAAGCGCATCACGTCTGCGGCCAACGCCGTGAGCAAGTAGTCGCTGTCCGGGAACCAAGGAACAACGTTGGACGTTGCAGGGTTAGCAATATCTGGCGGTTGGCTCCAATACCGCAGCGTGAACGCAATTGTGCTGTTCGGCATGGGGTACAAGTGCAGCGTCCCGGACGCCGGGTTGCTTGCCCACATCGTCGGGTTTGACATTGCGACAGTGCCGACGTTGATCCGGTCGTAGTCGGGCAAGCTAATCTGCCGCATCGTCTGCGGCAGCCCGCCAATGTAATACCACAGTTCATGCCCGCGAACGTAGTCCGCAGGGAGGGTATAAGTCTGAACGCCAGCGAGCACCGAGAACTGCGCCGTGTTGAGCAACACGTCCAGGTCATAAGTGCGCGCCAGCGTTGCAAGGCGCATGTTGAGCAGATCACCCGCCTGCGCGGTGTACCCAGGCGCTTTTGCGATCTGCAAAGCGTAAGTAATGATCTGCTGCGCCGTAAGCATTAAACCGCCTTAGCTCGCGTTTCTTCGAGCTGCTTGACGCCGCGCTCGTGGTCGAGCGACAGTTCCTTGATCTTCGCCTTGAGCCGCTCAGAAAAGTCGTCGCCGTCCTTGTTCTTCTTGAGATACTGGCGCAAATCCAGTTCGGCGTTACGAATCATCGACTCTTTCTCGATCAGCATCGCCTCAAGCATCTTGACTTCGTTCTTGGCGCGTTGCCGTTCGGCCACAGCGCGGAAGCGGTCGATTTCAGCGTTGATCGCTTCAGCCGACACGCCGACCGGGAAGTTTCCATTGAAGGTGACGCTCATCCCGTCTGCGACGGTTGCCGCAAACTGATAGACATACCCAACGTTGCTTTTTTCACTCATAGATTAACCTCTCAGGCTGAACTCACGTTGACGACGATATGCGTCGAATGGTTTGCGCTGGCCGCGAACTTCTTGTTCGTGCGCCCAAGCACGGCTCATGATATCACGCATTGACGCCGCCTGCGCCTTCGTAACCTTGTAAGACGCGCCTTGCTGAAAATGCCGCCCGTCAATCGAGATGTGGCTGCTATGCGGAGGAAGGTCGATGAACACTTCTTCGTACTCGACTTCGACCTCGATCGGCTTGTCCTCTTTTTTAGACTTGGCGGTTGCCGCTGCTTCGCGGATTTGTGCTTCAAGTTTGTCGTTCATGCTTGCTCCAAAGAAACTGGCGGGGCTACGCGCCCCGCCAGGTTAACCATTAGCCAAAGGTGGGCGAGAAGGCCGATCCGGACTCGATGCGCATGAAGAACTGGTTGTTCATAATCATCGTGCCGTAAAAGACCTTCCAAGACACCACGCGGGTTTGGTTTTGCGGGTCAAACTTATCCGCGCCAGTCAGGTAGAACGTCTTGAGCGAGTCAAGCTCGACTTGCGCGAACGCTTCCTTACCAAAGATGAAGGTAGGATAGACCGTCACGCCAACTGCGGGGGCCGCAGGCGCGACTTGCGACACGCCAAGGCCCGTGATAACCACAGTCGCGCCCGGAGGAATCTGCACCGCGTTGCCAGACAGCGGGCCAGTCGTCGGGCCGGAAGCAGACAAGCCAAGGTTTGCCGGGGGAGACACCGTGCCAACATACACGTTGTAGGTGTAGCCCGCCGTGCTCGGCACCGTAACGCTAATGGAGCCGGTCGGCCCCGTCACGCTGATGCCCGCAGACGGCTGGTAGATCACCCTCTCGTAGTTGGTGTTGATATCCGAGGCCGTGACCTGAATGTAGTAAGTGCCCGTCGCCAGCGAACCCGCAGAACCTGCCGTGCCGGAGACAGCCGCCGCGCCCGTCCACGCCGGGACAAGGTTGGAGCGGGTAAACCGAACACCAGACCACTGACCGATCTCGTTGTTGTACAGCTTGCCAACGTCGCTGTATTGCCATGCGGTAACAACAGTCGAGTTCTCGCGCAAGTCTTGCTCGACCAGCGGGTGGATGACGGCCACGTAGTGCGGAGCAGTCGCAGCGGTGACGCCCTTGGCGTTTGCAGCGGGCTTCGTCTTGATGTCCGTCTCGCCGCCGCCCATGTAATACCGCGCGCCGTTGGTGAACAGCGTACCCATTGCACGGTTAAGCTCGTGCGGAGTCAGAACAGAACTGTTCGTCAGGCTAGCGCGTGCGCCCACAGCGCCAACGTAGTTGACCTGCGTGCCGCCCATGATCGCATTGAACGTATTGCGCTCGATGGTTTCCGTCGCCTGCAAACCGATCAACTCCACGGCCTTCTTAAAGACCGGGTGGTGGATGGTCAGTTCAGCAACGTCCGTGATGCGGATCAGGTCGCCCCACTGCGCCACGGTGCCGGTCACTTGCGTAATCGTCATCGTCTCGCCAGCGGAGGGCACGCCTTCCGACAAGGTGGTGTAGGGCAGGGGAACACGCTCGTAACGGAACGCGTAGTAGGTCGTGCCCATGCCTTTCGGCAGTTCAACCCGCTCCGCGAGTTGAGACACAACGATTTGACGCTGAGTCAATTCCAGCGTCTTTTTCTGAATGTATTTGCCGACGTCTGCGGCAAAGTTGGCAGCGGTGTTGTTTGCCATGATGCAAAATCCTTAAAAAGTCATCCGAGAGAGGCGTTCTTCCAAGTCTGCATCGTCATCCGGTGCGCCTGGGGCAGCATTGCCACGGGCACGTAACGGCTTGGACGTAGATTTAGAAGCGGCTTTAGCGGCTTTGGCGATAGACGCCGGAGCCTTGGTAAGCACATCTTCTCCGACCAAAAATTTCAAAATCGATTCGCGGGGGGCAGTCTGGCCTTTTGCGCGCATCTGCAACAGCGTCTGCTCAACCCGATCAGCATATTTGCCGACCATCGGGTTTTGCAACGCACGCTGCTGGAACGCAATC